AAAGGAGAACGCGAACGCATTAAGGAGTATGCAGCCAGCAAGGGCGAGAGCCTGAACAGCTACGTCTATAAGCTGATAACGGCAGACATGGACAAGTGACAACATATTGTAGGCAGACAAAAGCCGCTCCAAGTAACCGGGGCGGCTTTTTTGTGTCTATATATAGTAAGGGGTGAGAGTATGGACAAGCTGACCGCAAAACAGCGGGCATGGATTGATTATTACAAGCAAGGCAAGACAGCTACAGAGGCGGCACGGCTTGCCGGTTACAAGGGAGATAATCACCACACGATAGGCGCGCAAAACTTAGCAAAACTAAGCAAATACGTATCAGACCGCGACGAGCTGTTAGATCGTGCCCGTGTGGCGGATATGGCGGAGATTAACGCGTTTTGGAGCGATACCATGCGTAATGATAAGGCGGATATAAAAGACCGTCTGAAAGCGTCTGAGCTGCGCGCACGGAGCATTGGCGCGTTTATCGAGCGCCGGGAAATCGTAGGAGCGCAGACGATCACGGTTAAGCTGCTCGATGATGACGAAATGACAGATACAGAGTAAGGACTTGCAGCCGCGTAACAGCGGTGCAGGTCTGTTTTTTTACCCTGATATGCAGGATTGACTTTTCGGACTTGCAAAATCAAGGGTTTTCGATGGGCTGAGTGCCGGATTTCTCGGGGTAAATACCAGAGGGAGAGACGGACGGCGTTGCTTATTATGCAAAATACGCATTTTGTACAATTAGGAGGTGCGGCGGGTGCAAGTTAATATCCCCAAACGGGCGTTTAACGCGGCATATCTGCCGCTTCTCTCGGATGATGAGCACCGATATATTGTGTTATACGGCGGCGCTGGCTCTGGTAAGTCTGTATTTGCAGCACAACGGCTGGTTGTCCGCATGATGAGCAAGCCGCTGTGCAATGTGCTTGTGGTCCGCAAGGTTGGCGACACCAACCGCACGTCTACGTTTGCGCTGCTGCAGCAGGTTATTAACGGCTGGGGCTTGCATAGTCTGTTTGACGTTACCGACCTTAAGATTGTATGCAGGCTGACCGGCAACGCCTGTATTTTTAAGGGTTTGGATGACCCGGAGAAGATCAAGTCTGTTACCTTCCCGAAGGGCGAACTCACAGATATATGGATTGAGGAGGCAAGCGAGATTGCCGAGGCTGATTTCAACCAGCTTGACATACGTCTGCGAGGCAAGCGGATACACGGACAGATTACGCTTTCGTTTAACCCGATCAACGTGCTGCACTGGCTTAAAAAGCGGTTTTTTGACCGCAAGGACCCGCGGGCGGTAACGCTCAAGACCACTTACAAGGATAACGCATGGTTGGACGAGGACTACAAGCGGACGCTTGAGGGGTACAAGGACAGTGACCCTTACTATTACCAGGTGTATTGTCTGGGGCAGTGGGGCGTTATTGGCAAGACGATCTTTGACGCGGCCAAGGTCAACGGCAGACTTGCGGAGCTGCCGCCTCCGGAACGCAGAGGGTACTTTGCATACTCCACCACATACGACAGCATAGCCAATCAAGTACGGATTGATGATAAGTCTATCCGCTGGGTGGACGCTGAGGACGGATATATCACGATCTACCAAGACCGGCGGGACGGCGTGCCGTATGTGATCGGTGGGGATACGTCGGGCGAGGGCTCAGACTGGTTTGTGGGGCAAGTGCTCGACAACACCAACGGGCGGCAGGTGTGCACACTGCGGCATCAGTTTGATGAGGATGTATATGCGGCGCAGATGTATTGTCTGGGCATCTACTACAACAAGGCGCTGATTGCGATAGAGGCCAATTACAGCAGCTACCCGATCAAGGAGCTGCAACGGCTGCGTTATCCGCGGCAGTACGTCCGGCAGACCGAGGACAATTACACCCACAGACCCCGCGACAGCTACGGCTTCAAAACCACAAGCGTTACAAGGCCGGTTATTATCGCCGGACTGGTTGAGGTGGTGCGCGAGAGTGTGGAGCTGCTGAACGATGCGGACACGCTGGGCGAAATGCTTACCTTTGTCCGCAATGAGAAGGGCAGAGCAGAGGCGGAACAGGGCGCGCACGATGACTGCGTTATGGCGCTGGCGATTGCCTACTATGCACGCACACAGCAGAGCTACACCGAGGATAAGCCGAAGGGCAAGCGGGCGAAGTGGTCAGATGATATGTACGAAGATTACTACAACGCCGACAAGAGCGGTAAGGAGTACCTATTATCTAAATGGGGCAATCCGTTTTGAAAATGAGGTGATAAAATGCAAAATCCGTTTGATAAAACGGGGAAAAGCGACGAGGCGATTTTGAAGAAGTGGCAGGACAGGCTAAGCAAGGCGAGGAGCAAGTACCAGGACGAACTTAATCTGATGGTCGAGCGGGAAGAAATCTATCGGGGAACGCATAAGATCGACAAGGTGCACGGCAAGAACCAGAAAGCGCAAGATGCAGTAGTGGCGCGGAACGTGGTTGCGGAAATCATCGAGGCGGAAGTATCGAGCGACATTCCAACGCCCAAGGTTACGCCGAGACACGAGGAAGACGAACAGCTTGCGAAAACCATTGAGGACTATATCCGCAATGAGCTTGACCGGCTTCCCTTTGAGCGCTTGAACGATCAGGACGAGCGAACCACACCGACGCACGGCGGAGATTTGTTCCTTGTGGAATGGGACAACACCAAGCGGACGCACACGACGCGCGGCGCACTGAGTGTTACGCTGCTGCATCCCAAGCAGTTCATCCCACAGCCGGGCGTTTACAATATCCCGGAGATGGATTACTTCTTCATTCAGCTCGCACAGAGCAAGGAGTACATCAAAAAGAAGTACGGAAAGGACGTATCCGCCGAGGACGAGGAACAGCCGGACGCACGAGGCTTTGAGCAAAGCGTGGTAGATGATCTGGTAACCGAGAACATCGGATACTTCCACAACGCTGACGGCGGTATCGGGCGCGTGGCGTGGTGCAATGACGTACTGCTGGAGTACATGGATGACTATCAGGCGCGGCGCATTAAGACGTGCAGCAAGTGCGGCGCGGATATGCAGGGCGATACCTGCCCGTACTGCGGCAGTAAGAGCGGTGAACAGAAAACCGTCAAGGACTTCGCGCGGACGGATGAGAACGGTATTCCGATGACCAAGATGGTTGAACATATCAGCCTTGATGAGAAGGGCAACCCTACCGTTACACAGCGCGAGGAAAACGACATGATACCGTACTACAAGCCGGACGTGTATCCGGTGGTACTGCGGCGAAATGTATCTGTTGTCGGTAAGCTGTTAGGGTCCTCAGACGTGGACATGATACGGGATCAGCAGATGCTTGTAAACAAGCTCGACAGCGCAATTTCGCAAAAGCTGCTGGGCGGCGGCTCGGTTATCACACTGCCGCGAGGCAAGCAGATACGGCGCACGGACGAGAACTTCAAAATCCTTGAGATAGAGGATGCAAGCGAAAAGGCGATGCTCGATGTTCTGACCCTGCAGCCGGATATTTCCCGCGATATGGCGTTTGAGGACAGCACCTACACAGCAATGCGTAATCTGATTGGTATTACGGATTCGTTCCAGGGGCGCAAGGATACCACCGCAACCTCTGGTACGGCAAAGCAGTTTGCAGCGGCACAGACCGCCGGACGACTGGAAAGCCGAAAGGTGATGAAGAACGCCGCCTATGCGGAATTGTTCGAGGTTATGTTTAAGTTCCTGCTGGCGTACTCGGACGAGCCGCGACCGATGGTTTACAAGGACACCAACGGCACGCAGATGTACGGCACGTTTAACAAGATGGACTTTCTCAAGGTGGATGAGGCGGGCGAACCGTACTGGAACGATGAATTTCTGTTCAGCGTCGACCAGACCGCGCCGCTTGCGGGCAACCGCGAAAACCTCTGGCAGGAGGCGAGAATGAACCTCGAAAACGGCTGTTTTGGTGACCCGACCGATATGCAGAGCCTCTTGACGTTCTGGACGATCATGGAGGGGCTGCACTACCCGCTGGCAAGCGAAGTAAAACAGCAGCTTTCCGAACGGCTGGAACAGCAGCAGATGCAGCAGCAGATGATGGCACAGCGGCAGGCAATGATGAAGCAGAGCATGCCGACCGAGATTGCAGACCCGACGCAGGCGGTAAATCTGGATGATATGCCGAGTTATCAGGAGGGAGGCGGCAGTCTTGGTATGTCCAATCTGTAAGATTGACACGAAGACGGACACTGTAGACGGTAAGCTCGTGCTTATCTGCAAAAATCCGCAGTGCCCAAACTATAAGCAGATAGTAAAGGAGGTGAAATAGTATGGCAAAGTGTGCAACTCTGGCCGGCAAGGTGAAGAACTCCGGCAGCATGGAGGTCAAGGCGCTGTATCAGCAGACCAAGACCAAGAAGCCGACCGTTAAGACCGGCGGCGATCTGCGCTCCTCTAAGAGCGGCAAGTAAAAGGGAATAGCGGAACCGTCCGAAAGGGCGGTTTTTTTATGCCCAAAATCGCATGGAACAGCGTAAAAATCCGGAAAGGAACACCCAAATGGAAGAAATTATGGAAACCGAAGTGGAAAACACCGAGGCAGGCGTAAACGAGCAGGAAACCGCCGAAACTGCGTCCATCGGACCCGAGGAAACAGGCGAAAACGAGCAGCAGACCGCCGAAGCTGCACCCGAGGGAGTACAGAGTGCGGAAGATAACGCACGATTTGCCGCTGCAAGACGCAGAGCGGAAGCGCAGTTTAATGAGCGCATTCAGCAGGAGCGTCAGGCGGCAAAGGATGAGGTCATTCGGCAGATGTACGAGGGTCAGCTTGACCCGTACACCAACAAGCCGATCACCTCTGAGGCTGATTTGCAGGCGTATCAGCAGGCATATCAGCGCGACCAGATGCAGCAGGCAGGGCTTGACCCGTCCATGATCGATCAGATGATCGCAAACAACCCCACTGTACGGCAGGCGCAGGAAGTGCTTGACCGTGTGCAGATGGAGGAGGGCGAACGGCAGATGAACGAGGCAATCAAGGAGATTTCCCACCTTGACCCGTCCATTACCGACGTTGCTGCACTGGCAAACCACCCGAACGCACCCGTTTTTAACGAGTACGTCAACAGAGGCTATTCGCTCGTTGATGCGTTCCGCCTTGCGAACTTTGACCAGCTGACCGGCAAGCGCGCAGCAGCGGCAAAGCAGCAGGCAATGAACAATGTCAACGGCAAGAGCCACCTGACCACCACAGCAGGCAATGCGGGCGGTGACGATATTGTAATCGACCCGCAGGAAATGCAGATGATGAAGCACGCATTTCCGAACCTTACCCACGCACAGCTTGTGGCTAAGTTCAAAAAATACAAGTAAAAGGAGATTTTTTCATGTTTAAGATCGCATATCGCCGTGTGGCTGATGTGTCCCCGTTCGTTTACCTTCCCGGCGCGGACGGCCTGACCCTCGGCATGGCGGCTACTCTGACTTCCGGCGCTCTGGCAAAGGGCACCGCTTCCGTCAAGCCGACTCACATTATCATGGGTCCCAAGCGCGAGGACGGCAATTACCCGGCTATCGAGGTAAACGACAACATCGTATTTGAGACTACCTCGACCGCAACCGTTGCACAGACCGTCGTCGGCTCGGCTGTCACTCTGGCAGCTGATGCGCTGACCGTTACCGCGACCACCACCAAGGGTGTGTTCAAGGTGCTTACCACCGACGGCGCTACCACCAACTCGACCGTTACCGGCGTGTTCGTTGATCCGGCAGCGGTTGCCGCCTAAAAAAGAGAGGAGACAAGATAATTTATGGCAGGCATTACTTTTTCTGAGGCTTCCGGCGTTGCCGATTCCTTCTTCGGCAAGTCGCAGGCACCCATCAAGGCGATCATTGCAGATCGTGTAGAGAGCTTTCAGGAGCAGAGCATGATCGACAAGGTATTCTATATGGATACCACCACCAACTACGCAGAGAAGTACACCTCGGCTACCGCGCTGGGTGATTTTCAGGACGTTGGCGAGAACGGCGCGTATCCGCTGACCTCTGTACAGGAGGGCTACTCCAAGATCATCGAGCCGACCACCTGGAAGAGCCGCTTTGAAGTCACCCGCGAACTCATCGAGGACAGCAAGTTCAATCTGGCTGAATCTCGTGCACGCAAGTTCGGCGCTTCGTACAACCGTACCCGAGAGAAGTACGCGGCAGACATGATCGCGGGCGGCATCGGCACTTCTATCACCTTTGGCGGCAAGAAGTACGATACCACCTCGGCGGACGGCGTTTCTCTGTTCTCCACCGCACACGGCTCGGCGACCAAGGGCTACAAGAACCAGTCCAACCGCTTTAAGTACACCGCCGGTACGGACAAGTATACCGAAATTCTGGATGCGGCACAGGAGCAGATGCAGGACATCCGCGACGATGACGGCAACCTGCTGAACATCAAGCCGGACACCATCATCATCCCGAATTCCGGCAAGCTCAAGCGTGCACTGTTCGCGGCGATCGGCTCTGAGCTTGACCCGAACACCAACAACAATGCGTTCAACTTCCAGATTGGCCTGTGGAACGTACTGGTATGGAACTATCTGCCGAAGACCATCGGCGGCAAGGAGTATTTCATGCTGCTCGACAGCGACTACAACAAGGATGCAATGTGTATGCCGTGGCTTGACCGCGTTTCGCTTACGGTTCGTTCCTCTGTGGACGAGAACACCGATGCGAACTACTGGTCCGGCCGTGCGCGTTTTGGTGCAGGCTTCAACGACTGGCGTGCAATCTCCATTGTGGGCGATTCTCTCGCAAACGCTTCCGAGCTGTAAGGACAAGCGGCGGGGGAAACCCCGCCTTTTCCTTTTTGAAAGGAGTGTTAGCTTATGACATGGGAGCAAATCCAGAAAGCAGCGCTGGACAAGATTTTCTCACGCCTGAACTACGGCACTGAGGTTTCGCTGACTTCACCTGATGTGGCGGATTATGTGCGGGCAATGCCGCACGCGGCATGGTTTGCAATGGTAGACCTTGCCGAGGTCATGCCGATCTACAAATCCGTTGAGGTGGAGCTGCCGGACGATGATGCAGAAGGCTATCGGCTGTTTCATATCAAGGAGCTTGCACCGGATTTCATGCGGTTCTGTCCGGACAGACTGACGATCATGGGCGAGAACAACACGTTTATGCGCGTGAACGACTATCAGTTTGACGGCATGGACACGCTGTTTGTTCCGGCGGAGTACGTCGGTACGCTTGTGATCTGGTACGAGGCATACCCGGAGAACATCGACGAGAGCACGCCGGGCGACACGACGTTTTCTCTGCCGGAGGAAGCGCAGCGGGCAATTCCGCTGTATATCGCGGCGGAGGTGTTCAAGGAAGATGATATTTCCATGGCGACGCAGTATCTGAACGAATACGAGAACGTAAAATCCATGCTGGCTTCCCGCCGTCAGCAGACCTCGAGCGGCGGCGCGTGGCGCTCGGTTACGGGGTGGGTGTAAATGGCAACATACAAGATTCCCGATTCCCCGAAAAAGTACAAGACCGAGTATTCCAAGTTCAAGGGCGTGGATTTGTCGAGCAACCCTACACAGGTTGACTCAACGCGCGGCGCTTCCGGCACGGTAAACCTGATTTCGGACAGCGGCGGCTTTCCCGAAAAGCGCAAGGGATGGCGCGTACTGCTGAATGTCGAAAAGCCGGTAAACGGTCTGTATCGCGGCATTATCAAGGGCAAGGAATACTTTCTTGTGCATGGCGGCACACGGCTGTACAAGTGGACGGAGAACACCTTGACAGAGCTGAAAAGCGGACTTACTAACAAGCAGGGCACGTCGTTTACGCTGAACGACAAAATGTATGTGCTGACGGGCGGCGAGTACCTTGTGTTCGACGGCGAGACCGCCAAGGATGCAACAGTGGATGCTTACGTTCCGACTACTACCATTGCTAACAAGCCGACGGGAGGCGGAACCAGCTTCGAAGACGTGAATTTGCTGTCAAACAAACGCAAGAACGAGTTCTGCGCGGACGGTTCGGCAACGACGTATCAGCTGGACACCACCGACATTGAAAGCATTGCAGAGGTTAAGGTAGATGACAAGGTGTGGGAGAGCAGCAAGTACACGCTGGACAAGACCAAGGGACAGGTGAAGTTCACGAGCGCACCACCGAAACCGGCTATCACCGGCAAGGACAACGTGGTCATTACGTTTGTGAAGCCGGTGGAGGGCTACAAGGAGAAGATCACCAAGTGTACCATTGCCGCAATCTACGGCGGCAAGTCACAGGACAGGGTGTTCCTTGCGGGCAACCCGGACGAGCAGGACAAGGACTGGCGGTGTGAGAGCAACAATCCGCTGTACTTTTCCGATCTTTCCTATACCAAGGTGGGCGCGGACGGCGCGGCAATCGTCGGCTATACGGCAATCTCGGACAGTCAGGCAATCGTCAAGTCGGATGACCGCAGCGAGACCACCATCTATTTCAGAGGCTACAGCATTAACGACAACACAAGCGCAGTTCAGTTTCCGGTACGCAGAGCGACCGCCGGTGCCGGTGCAGTGGCAAAGCACGCATTTGCGTATCTGCCGGAAGAACCGGTATTCCTCAGCCGAACCGGTGTGTTTGCGCTAACAAGCAGCAATATCACTGCCTTGCAGGTGGCAAGAAACCGTTCCTACTATGTAGACGCGGCACTGACCAAGGAAGATCATCTGGAAAACGCCTGCGCTGTTGTGTGGAACGGCTATTATGTGCTGGCGGTAAACGGACACTGCTATGTTATGGACACAAACCAGAACGTAGCGTACAAGCCACAGTCCTACGGCGATTACGTTTACGAGTGCTACTACTGGGACAACTTCCCGGCGGTACGCATGATGGAAAGCAGGGGAAACCTGTATTTCGGCACATCGGACGGACGTATCTGCAAGCTGAATACGGATATTGACACCATGCAGGCGTATTCAGACGGCGGCACGCTCGGTGAGGATGGCAGAATTACCGGCGGTACGGCAATCTCGGCAGAGTGGCACACCAAGGCGGACGATGATGGCGATTTTATGACGTACAAGACCATGGTAAAGCGCGGCAGCGGCGTTATGATGAAGCCGTATGCGCGTTCCTCGGTAAAGGTGTTCGCCCGGACAGAACGTGATTTCGGACGGCAGATTCGGGAACAGCTGATCGACATTTTCAGCTGGGAGGATATCGACTTTACCCGGTTTACGTTCTTCTCCAATGATGCACCGCAGGTTGTGCCGTTCAACAGCAAGGTAAAGAAGTACAAAACAATGCAGCTGATTATCAAAAACGATACGCTCAATGAGGCGTTTGGTATTTTTGGTATCATCAAGCGTTACACCATCGGAACAAGTGTGAGGTGATACATTGGCTATTTCCGATTACAAGATCACAGCAGAGGATATTGCAAAATACGGCTGCGTCAGTCTGCCGGACACGCTGACCGGCAACGCACAGGAAAACAAGGCGAAGTTTGACCGCCTTGTGCGGGAATGCGTAGCAAATGCAGTAAACGCAGTGATTGACCACATGGTTCTCGTAGAGAATGAAGCACAGGACTGGGCGAGCGCGGAAGCGCTGCGCGTTCAGGCAGAAGCCGCACGAGTGGCAGCGGAAAACCTGAGAGTGCAGGCAGAAAATGACCGTGCGGACGCGGAGACCGCAAGAGCGGCGGCAGAGGCGGCACGCGTACTGGCAGAGAACCTTCGTGCGGATGCAGAGACCGCCCGCGCCAATGCGGAGAACAAGCGCGACACCGCGGAAAAGAGCCGCGTTTCTGCTGAGACCGGCAGAGTGAACGCCGAATCTGCCCGCGTGACGGCAGAAAGCCAGAGGGCGAACGCAGAGAGCGTCCGTGCACAGAATGAAGCGGCGCGTATTTCTGCCGAGACCGGCAGAGCGGATGCCGAGGCAGACCGCGTGAGCGCCGAGGATACGCGTATCGCCAATGAGGCCGCGCGAAAGAGCGCCGAGACAGGCCGCGCCTCTGCGGAGACCGTGCGCGAAAGCGGCGAGAACGCAAGAAAATCTGCGGAGAAGGCACGCGCGAGTGCGGAACAGCAGAGAGAAAGCACGGAAAGCACCCGTCAGACCGCAGAACAGAGCCGCGTGGGTGCAGAGACGGCAAGAGCAAATGCCGAAAAGGCACGCGCGGACGCGGAGACCGCGAGAGTATCGGCAGAACAGGCAAGAGCCACGGCAGAAAGTAAGCGAGCTGCTGCGGAAACTGCTCGACAGAACGCAGAGACCGGCAGAACCGACGCGGAGACAAAGCGTGTGAGTGCCGAAAGCGCGAGAGCTACGGCAGAGGGCAAGAGAGCGGATGCGGAGACCGCGAGAGCAACAGCCGAGACAAAGCGCGTGAGCGCCGAAACCGCAAGAGTAAGTGCGGAAAGCACCCGTCAGACGAACGAGACCGCCCGCGTGAGTGCAGAAAAGAGCCGCGCCGCTGCGGAAACCGCCCGTCAGACCGCCGAGAAAGCACGCAACGTGTGGGAGGAGTACAGCGCAGACAAGGCGTATGTGCCCGGAAACAAGGTCAGCTTTAACGGCTCGTCTTATGTATGCACAGCTGCAACAACCGGACATGCGCCGACCGATACCGCGTACTGGCTGCTGATTGCCCAAAAGGGCGAGGACGGCAAGGGTGCGGGCGATATGCTGGCAAGCGTTTATGACCCAAAGGGCAAGGCGCAGGATGTGTTCCAGTATGCGGACGCAAAGGCGGGTGAGGCAAAGAGTGTTGCGGATACTGCACAAACCGGTTTGAATACGCATATTGCAAGCAAGAGCAATCCGCACGGCGTGACGGCGCCACAGGTTGGTGCAGACCCAAAGGGCACAGCGGCGAGCGCGGTATCCGCGCACAATGCTGCGGCGGATGCACACAGTGCGCTGTTTGCGGAAAAGCAGGACAAACTCAAGGGCAAAAAAGGTAAATTTGTTGGCTTTACGGCGGACAACACCGTGGGTGAGGTGGATGCACCGGCCTCTGGAGGCAGCCGCATCACGATGCGCTTTGCGGCTGATTTTGTCGGGCAGGCATGGACACTCTCCGGCGGCAGCGAAACCTACACCGGCACGGTTGACAGCAGCAAGACGGCAACTGTAAGCGTGCTCGGCATTAACACTACCTACACCCTGAGTGCTGCACTGTCCGGTACGACGTACACCGCAAAAGTTACGACCAAGGCGTACTACACGGCACTGAGCGTGAGACTGACCGCATTCCGGGCGACGATTACCGTTATGGTGGACAGTGGTTCGACGGTTACGGCTACACTGGGAGATATGGTGCTGACCGCAACAAGCGACGCTGGTGAGGTTGCGTTTACAGTAGATGAGGCCGGTACTTGGGCAATCAAGGCGACACTTGACGATCAGCTTGCAAGGGGCACGGTGAGCGTTACCGAGAACGGGCAGAACGCGTCCTTGATGCTGATTTACGCTAACGTGTTCGGTGTTTGTTGGGATACGAGTAATTCGAGCACGGCGCTGACGCGCTTAACACCGAGCACTGATCCATACGGACTGGTTACGAAGTCGGTATCAACTGAACCGAAACCGGCGGTAGGTACCGGTTCGGGCAGTAGTCCGTTTGATAGTTATGCACCGTGGAATGGCATGGTGAAAACCACCATGAACAGCAATATCATGGTGTTTATTCCTGTGTTTTATGTGGCTCAGAAGCGTAGCGGTACGAAGCAGTATTTCTATGTGTCCGACAAACCGCAAATCGGTATGGCGAAACATCCGGGCAGTGGGAAATACGTTGGCCGCTACCATATGAACAGCAGCGGTCAGAGCGTGAGCGGCAGCGACCCGTATGTAAACATGACCTGCGCAACGGCGCGCAACAAAGCTAAGTCGCTCGGCTCGAAATATCATCTGTATGATTTCGCAACCTACTGTGCAATTATCTTTCTGTACATTGTTGAGTTTGCAAACTGGAACTGTCAGTCTAAGATCGGACAAGGATACACTAACAATAATCCCTCTGCAATCGGTTCTGGTGGCACAGACCGCATGACCTATCACACGGGACGCGCATCCGGTACAGATGGTAAGACCGCTGTCCAATATAGATGGCTGGAAAACCTCTGGGGCAACGTGCGCCAGTGGGTAGACGGCTTTAACGCCAATGGTACAACGGCTTACTACTGCACTGACCCGAGCAAGTACGCGGACGATACCTCGACCGGTTACACCAAGATTGGTACACTGCCTGCATCTGGCTACATTAAGGATTTGATCGTTACAGACAATGGTCTGCTCATTCCTAAAACTACCGGCGGTTCGGAAACGACGTATATTCCGGACCAAATGTGGTCGTCCTCTGGTTGGCTCGTGTTGAATGTTGGTGGCTATTGGGGCGCTGGTGCGGTTGCGGGTCTTTTGTACTTCAATGTTATCTTTGATTCTCCGAGTCCTAACCGGAGCGTTTCCGCGCGTCTCCTGTGCGAAGTCTGAGAAAGGGGTGACCTAAATGAAGGTACACGGCGACAACAAGCCGGAGAAAATATCCGCAGGCAGTATGCCGAACAAGCCCGGACGGGCGTGGGTGCGGCTGACACTGAATGCCAAGCAGGAGACGGACAAGGACGGTCATACCGGTTGGGTGTACGATGAGTACATTACTGAGGTGGAGGATACGCCCGGTCTGATGGACGAGGTAAAAGCCAACTATGATAATCTGCTGCGGGAAGCCAAGGCGAACGAGAAAAGTAAAGCTGACCTCGTGGCAGAAAATGAAGAACTGGCGGCGCAGAACGCAACGCTCAAGCAGCAGGTCGCGGCGCTGACCGATCAGCAGTCTTTTTATGAGGACTGTATTGCAGAAATGGCGCAAATAGTTTATGCGTAAGTTGTTGGCGGAAATCGCCTTAAAAATCTACATTTTATTATCAGAAGGAGAATTAGAAATGATGGCTATGTTATTTTCTCAACGTGTGATTCTTGGTAAGTGTGAGTTCGAGCAGGTACCGAAGAAGCTCAAAAAGCAGGTAGCGGGAATCCTGATCGACGAGTGCGGTATGCCCGAACTGGTACCGGCTGAGTTCGGCGGGACGGCAGCGTAACTCATACGCGCAAAGAGAAAGAAAAAGCGCAAAGGAGAATAAAATGAATAATGTAAACGAGTTCAAAGCCGCTGTTGCGGCGGGCATTGCGGTGCTTACCGCACTTTGGGGGTGGTTCGGCTGGCTGGTTGTGCTGTTTGTGGCAGCGATGGCGGCGGACTATCTGACCGGCACGGCGGCGGCAATGCAGAAAGGAAAATGGTCGAGTAAGGCGGCAAGGGACGGCATTTTTCACAAAGTCGGTTCCATCGTAGTGGTTGCAGTCGCAGGCGGCGCGGATTTGCTTATCGGTATGATTTGTGACCATCTGCCGGGCGTGACGCTTCCGTTTGAATATACGGTTCTGCTTTGCCCTCTGGTAGTAGTCTGGTACACGCTGACGGAACTCGGCTCTATCGTTGAGAACGCGGTTTCCCTCGGTGCGCCTGTCCCGGCGTGGCTGCAAAAGGCACTTTCCGCCGCAAAGGATGCAGTGGACAAAATCGGAGATGAGGAAAAATGAAAATCATTTTTAAGGGCTGTAACCCAAGCAACTACCGCAAGGGCAGAGAGTTTCCTGTGCACTGGATTGTTCTGCATTTCACCGCGAACAACGGCGATACGGCACAGAACAATGCAGATTTTTTTGCAAGAGAAAGCGGCCTGCGTGCCAGTGCGCACTACTTTGTAGACCCGAACGGCGTTGTGCAGAGCGTAAAGGACAGCGACACGGCATGGCATTGCGGCAGGGAACGCGGCGGCAGTTACTACAACGACTGCCGGAACGCTAATTCTATTGGAATTGAAATGTGCAGCGTTATCCGAAACGGCGTGTACGTTATCCCGGAAGCTACCATGAAGCGTGCCGCGAAGCTGACCCGTGAGCTGATGGCAAAGTACCATATTCCGGTATCGCGCGTGTGCCGTCACTATGATGTGACGAGGAAAAATTGTCCCGAACCGTGGATTCGCAATCCTCAGTTGTGGGAGAAGTTCAAAACCATGCTGACAGAGAAAGAGGTTGAAGATATGACGGAAGCACAGACCCGCGCAATCGCAAAGCAGGAGATCAGCAAAGCGGAAAGCGCAAAGAAAGTATACAACAGCGTTGCCGAATGCCCGGCGTGGGCGAAAGACACCGTGCAGAAGTTGGTGAACAAGGGCTTTTTGCAGGGCGACGATCAGGGCAAGCTGGCACTGACGACCGACCTGCTGCGCCTGCTGGTTATCAACGACCGCGCACATTTGTACGACTAAGAGAAAAAAACGAGGGGAAAGATATGCGGTGACACCATAACGAGGGGATACCGCATGAAATTAACGGAATTTACAAGGCCGGAGGTGGAATACTTCCGGCGTGAGTGCAATTTTACACCAGAAGAGCGCGCTGTGTTTGATCTGCGAACATCGGCGCGCTCTATTACTCAGATTTGCATGACGTTGCACATGAGCGAAAGCACGGTGCATCGTCGGTTGAACAGCATCAAATGCAAAATGCTGCGCGTGCTGTGACAGCAAGTTGACAGATTTGTGACAGGTTGTCACGCCCGGCAGACCTTATACTGAAAGTATAAGGAAGTGATCGCATGAGTTACGAACAGAGACTTGAACGCATGGGGTATGACCCTGAGTGCGCTCGTCGTATTGTAGCAGTTTACCGCAACGCAGGCAACACAGATTGCTTGGAGGAGTATATATCCTACAAAGAGGCGGTAAGTAAATCCATCAGCGAACACGCAACGGAGGTGCTGGGATAATGGCATATCCTTATGGTTACACCGGCTACACGCCGCAGTATCAACAGCAGTACCCGCAACAGCCAATGCAGACACCAATGCAACAGCAGGTGCAATCTCCACAGCATATTGTTCGACCTGTGGCAAGCGTGGAGGAAGCGCGTGCGGTACAGACGGACTTTTCCGGTGCGCTTACTATCATGCCGGACACGGCGCACGGCGCGATTTACACCAAACAGCTTAATTTGCAAACCGGCTGTGCCGACTTTGTGATGTATCGCAGAGCACAGGAGCCGGAAACGAATAAACCTGCGGAAATAGATTTGTCAGATTATGTTCCGAGAACGGAATTCAACGAGCTTATCCGACGGTTTAACAAGTTATGTGAACAACTGGGAGGTGCAAACGATGGTAAATAATCCGATGATGCAGGTATTGCAGCTTATGAGGAACGGCGGAAATCCTATGATGATGCTGAACCAAATGACCGGCAATAATCCCATGGTAAGCACCCTAATGAAATCCATGCAGGGCAAAAGCCCGGACGCGCTGCGGCAGATGGCAATGAACATTGCAAAGGAACGAGGAATCGACCTCGATCAGTTTGCACAGCAGTTCGGCATGAACATCAAGTAAATATCCATTTTCAGTTTTGACGGAATCTTGATGAAAATCCGACGTGAATTTGTCATGTTCGGAAAGCGTACGGTTCCGATCAAATATAACTGAAAAGGAGATTTTCAAATGGATAACGATTTTGCAACCGGCTATGCTCTTGGCTCTGACAACAACGGCGGCGGCAATGACGGTATGTGGGGCGGCAACGGCTCGTGGATTTTTGCATTTCTGATTATTGCGCTGATCTTCGGCGGCAACGGCTGGGGCTGGGGCAACAACGGCGGCAACGGCGCAGGCTATCAGGGTGCAGTAACTCGTTCTGACCTGTGCAGTGAGTTTAATTTCAACAACCTTTCCCGTTCCGTTCTCGGCATTCAGGACGGATTGTGCAACGGCTTTTACAGCATGAACAACGGTATGCTGACCGGCTTCAACACGCTCGGCAGCGCGGTTTCTAACGGCTTCCACGGCGTGGACAATTCGGTTTGCCAGCTCGGCTATCAGAACGCCCAGCTTATCAACGGCGTAAACACCAACATGAACAACGGCTTTAACGGCGTAACTGCTGGCCTTACTGCTCTGGGCACGCAGATGGCTTCTTGCTGCTGCGATACGCAGCGTCAGGTAGAACGCGGATTCTGCGACACCAATTACAACGCGGCAACCAACGCACGCGACATTATCCAGTCTACCCACAACGACACCGACCGTATCATTGCACGACTGGATGCAATGGAGAACACCCGTCAGGCAGAGAAGATCGCGGCACTCCAGAACGAGAACCAGACCTTGAAGTTCACGGCTTCTCAGGAGGCGCAGAACAACTACCTTGTAAACGCTCTGCGTCCGGCTCCGGTACCGGCGTTCCCGGTTCCGGCACCTTACCAGTTTTCCGGCTGCGGCTGCAACACTTGCTGCGGCATGTGAGAGATACGTTCAGCCGGGGGACATTCCCCCGGCTTTGATAGGAGGTTTTGATTATGGCTTGCAAGCCTGTACAAAAACTGTGTCCGAACCTGCGTATCTCACAGGCGGTCACTTACACAAGCGGCGTGCTGACGGTGAACATTCCGGCGGGAGATTACCAGAACGGCTGCGTTTACGGAATCGTAATCGCGCAGAACATTCCGTCAACAACGATCATCGGCGCGCCGGTGGTAATCACCATCGGGGACGGAACGGTAACGTATCCGCTGCTGAAATGCAACGGCGCTCAGGCGACAGTGTTTAATCTGGATACCCGTCACAAGTACCTGTGCCGGGTGGTCACTTCGGCAAACGGCGGCAGTTTCCGTATGCTCGGTAATTCCTGCTGCTCTCACTCTAACGCGCTGCGGTCCATCAACGGGACTGCACCGACAACGTAAGGGGGTGACGGCATGAAAAGAGGTACTATGATGCTGCTGATGCAGCGAAACCGCAGAAGCGACTTTACACCGGAGGAATGGAGAAACCGCAAGGCATATCCGGAAAACCGTGAGCATTACGGCGTGCGTTATGAAATGCCGCGTAACCGTTATATCGATCCTTACGGTTATGATGAGCCGCAGAGCTACTACGACGAACGGTTCCACGGCGGCAGAGAACCGGAGATGCGCGGTTATACGCGCTATTCCAACGGCAGATTTGCCCCGCACAGCAGCGCGGAATATCCCGAGTATGACGAGATGCCGACATACCATGACGAGGGTATGCGCCCGATTGGGTTTCGTGATGAACCTATGCGTATGGGGGATACTTCGTATGTAGGGGATAAGACACGCGGCAGCGACAAACAGCTCGGCTATGCACGCGGCAGCGGCGCGAAGCTCAACCGCGAAATGGCGGAACGCTGGGTGCGCGGCATGAAGAACGCCGACGGCTCGACCGGCGCGCACTGGACACTGGATCAGACCACGGAATTGATGCAGCGGCGCGGAATAAACTGCAATCCGGTGAAATTCTGGGTTGCGATGAACGCGGTGTACAGCGACCTCAGCGAGGTTGCAGAGCGCCACGGCGTAGGCAATGATGAATTTTACGCGGATATGGCAAAGTCGTTTTGGCTGTGCGACAAGGATGCCGTGGAAGACAAACTGGCGGCATACTACGAAAACGTTGTAAAACACAACTAAACACAAAAAGCAGGTGGAAACACCTGCTTTTATTTTACGAAAAGGAGAGAAGTATATGGCGAAAAGTGCGTGGGGCGCAATCGGAAAGGCGCTTGGAACAGGCATTAAGAACACCATTGCGGCAAACACAAAGAAGAACAACACGAGCAGTTCTTCTTCGAGCTCGTCGAATCGCGGCAGCAGCAGTTCTTCCGGCGGTTATACGGCTTCCGGTTCGGGCGGCAGCTACAACATCAGCAGTGACAAAGGCAAGAACTTTGTAAGCGGTGCGGCGGCAGGCTCGACCATGACCGGCGGTGACGGCTCGGTCTGGAAGAAGAACAACGACGGCACCACCACAATCACCAAGGGCGGGCAGACGTGGACGTATGGTTCTTCCGGCGGCGGTTCGTCTTACGGCGGTTCCTCCGGCGGCTCGTCTTACGGTAATTCTTCCGGCGGTTCGTCGAATGACTGGCTGAAACAGGCGCAGGCAAACTCCAATGCGTGGCACACGGCGGATGCTGCAACGAGAAAGCGCCTGCAGGAGGAAAACCAGCGCCTGTACACGGCACACGGCTACACCTACAACGGCAAAACCGGCACATGGAGCGCTCCACTGAGTGCGGAACAGCAGCAGCGAAAGAACAGCCTGAACAACACGGATTGGTCTACGGTGATCGGCGGCCAGATTGCAAGCGGCGGACGGTGGCAGGACGTTGAAGATTCGCTGAACAACCGCAATGAGAAAATCCTTCTCAACGGCGGCAAACTCGACCAGTACAGCAACGATGCGACAGCGCAGAACGCCAAGAACTACATCAACCAGATGAAACAGGTTGAGGAGCAGTATCAGGCCGAGCTTGACCGGCAGGAGCAAATCAAACAGCAGCAGCAGGCGTACTATGACCGGATGGCAGACCAGATCAACCAGCAGTATTCCGCGATGCTGCCGGGTTTAAACCAGAGCTACGACGAGGCGGCGCGGCAGGCGTACATCAACTACCGCACAGCACAGAGAGACCTTCCCTCTCAGCTTGCGGCGGCGGGCATTTCGGGTCAGGGCGCTGCGGAAAGCTCACTGGTGGCACAGAACGCCGCTTACAACTCGGCGTATAACCAGAACGAGCTTGCACGCGCAAATGCGATCCAGAGCGTGGAGAACAACCGTGCAAGCGCACTGGCGGGCAACTCGACGCAGGCGGCGCAGAGCATGGCAGACCTTGCAAACAGCCTGTATCAGCAGCGGCAGAGCATTCTGGCACAGCAGGAGGCGGCAAAGCAGAACGTCATCGGCAATCTGTACAACTACGGCAACGCAACCGGCAATTTCGGCGTAAACTCGACGCTCGATGCACAGCAGACGCTTGCGAACATTGCGTACAACAAGCGTGCGCAGGATATGCAGCAGTCGCAGTATGACCAGTCGTTTAAGAACGATCAGCAGAATGCTATGCGTGATTACTACCTCAAACTCTGGGAGGGCATGGGCAATCGCGGTGCAACGGCACAGATTGCAGCAGTGCTCGGCATTCCTACCGGTGCGGTTTACGGTCAGGGTACCTACAACTCGAATTACTACTAAACAATACAGGGGCGGCTTAACCGCCCCTTCTTTTATGGAGGCGTACAATGGCATTAAGCAAGGGCCGCAGAGAGCAGCTTGAACAGGCAAAGAAAAACGCTAAGATCAAAGCAAAACAGAAGCAGAACAAGGCGCTGATTCAGCAGTACAACGCGACGCACAAGAACGCACCGAAGCAGAAAATCTCCGCAAAGGGCGGCGGAAGCACGGGAAGCCGAAATACACGGCAGAGCACAGGAACGACCAGAAGCACGGTAAGCAAAACGCGGATGAACAGCTCGCTGGGCAGCTCATTCGGCGGCTCAAAAAACGGAGGTGCCAAGACCACCATAGACCGCCGTGCAAGTGCAGCCCGCAAGGCGGATGCGGAGAGACGGCAGAGCACGACGCTGAGACAGGGCAGTAATTACCTTACTGGCGGCAGTACCAGAAAGGCAACGCCTTATGCTGCGGCACAGCAGGTGTACACGCCGCTGCGGTCAAACGATAGACGTGCACGGGCTGGCAGAGCGGCAGATGCAAACCGCACGATCAATACACGGAATCAGATGGCGGCGACGAAAACCGGCACCGGAAAGACGTGGAATGAGAAGGAAGAACGGCAGAAAGCGATTGATACGCTGAATGCCAACTCCATGGCGTGGCACAACACGTCGGATGAAGCAGAAAAGACACGCCTGCACGCGGCTAACGACCGTATCCGCAAGAAGTTCGGCATGACGTACAATGGCGATACCGGCGCGACGTATCTGCCAAAAGCCAGTGGCGGAAAGACCAATGTTTCCAAGCCGGTGGTTGAGACGGCGAGAAATGCAGCGTTTGGGCAGAACTATCAGACGCAGGAGCAGAGACAGTCACGGTATGACGAACTGAACAACGAGATTGACCGGATGCAGAAGCAGTATCCGTATCTGATCGCTATGGACATGAAAAACCGCAATGCAGGAGAAAAGCTGGCTGCGGTGCCGTGGCTGATTTCTCATCCGAAACTGGCGGCTGCCGGTATTAACGGCGATGACCAGTACAGCAAGATGAGCACGACGAACAAAAAACAGGCGGACGCGATGTATCAGCTGTACAAGCGGCTGAACGATGAAGCGGATGCGATCAGCAAGCAAAGTGCGGGCAAGGCGTGGGGAAGCGGCGTTGCAAATGCAGCACTCAATGCAGCGGGTGCGGTAGAAAACGGAGCACGCTATGTCACCTCTGCAGCTGAAAACGCACTGAGCGGCGCGCTGAAACTGGCGGGCAATCAGGATGCTGGCCAGTTCTGGGAAGATGTTGCAAAGAACACGGCAAACACCAGCTTTGCGGATTCTGCAATGCAGAAGGTGAACGACTGGGCACAGCCTGTCGGTATGGCAAAGAAAGCGCAGGAGCTTGCTGGTTCCGGTGCGCGTATGCTGCCGGGCATGGCGCTTGGTGCGGCAACCGGCACGGCAAGCAAGGTTTCCTCTCTGCTGGATAAAGCACCTCTTGCGAATGCAAGTTTAGCGGCAATCTTTGGCGATTCTGCGGCGAGTGGTGCACGCGAGGCGCTGAACGACGGCGCAAGTCTCAATCAGGCGCTTGCTTACGGTGCGGGCAGCGGCTTAACCGAAGTCGGCACAGAGAAGATGTTCGGCGGTATTCCTGGACTGAACGAGGGCGTTGCAAAGCTGGGAAGCAAGAGCAAGATTCTCAACAAGGCGTTTGATATTCTCGGTGAGGGCGTGGAGGAAGCAGCGAGCACGCTTATCAATCCCTATCTGAAACGCGCTACCTACGACAAGAACGCACAGAACGCAACTGCACAGGAGCTTTGGGACAGTGCAAAGGGCGGCATGACGCTTGCAGGCATTATGCAGGGCGCAAACGCGGTATCGGAACGGCTGGCAAACCGGAGATACGGCACTGCACCGGCTGAGACAACCACCTCTATTCATGACGCAAATGCGGATGTGCGGGCGGCAGAGCAGATGGACAATCGACTGCACCCGAACACGTCGCAGGCACTCCCGACGGCACAGCGGCTTGCACTGCCTGAGGGCAACACGCGCACGGCTAACACGTTGTATGCGAACGAGAACGGCGGTGTTGCGAACAATCTGCGTGCATTTAACAATGCGGATACACCGGACGTACTGTACGGAAATCTGCGCGGCGATTTCACGTCTGCGCCGGACAGCGGCAGTGTATTGTATGCAAGCCAGAACGGACAGGTATCGCAAACCCTTCCGACCGGTTATCTGCCAGTGGGACGCAGCGGATTGACGAAGGTTGCGGCACAGGTGGATGAAACGCAGACGATTCCACGGTTTTCGGTGGATGATGCGGGTAATCCGAACGGCGGTTTGAGCGATGCCGAAATGCAGTGGGCGAAGCTTCTTGCGGCTAATCAGGAGAAAACCGGTGTCAGCATTCAGCAGGTAACACATGAAATTGTTGATTCTACGTTTGAGGAATACAATCAGGCATTGCAGTCGGCGGAACAGTATGTAAGAGGCTACACGCCACAGGGTACGTCTGTTGTGTGGAACGCAGACGGAACCAGTTTTAGAGCAAGCAACAACGAAAAGTGGTACTCCGACTACTACAAGAAGAACGGCAAGGCACCGAGCAGAGCCGAGGCGGCGCAGGTTGCGGCACAGCTGGTAAAAGCAGATATTCAGCGCGGCGGCGGTCAGTTTATCAGCGCAGAACTGGCGCAGGACTTGCAGACCGCATTGGAGATTCAGGCGGCAGCAAATGCACTGGGCGAAAATGTTATCTCTGCACAGATTGTAGATGGTAATCTGGTGGTGCAGCGCGGCACACCTGCACACACGGCAAATATTCAGGACACCAACGCAAGACTCGACCGGAATATTATCAGCCCGGTAATGCAGGGCGCGACGGCGGCTCCGATCAACCTGAGCCCGATGCAGAGAGCCGGTCAGACGCAGAGCGCACCGACGCTTGCGGATGTGCAGCAGGCGCGGAACGACATTATGCCGAAGCTGACCCGTGCGGGGGCTGAGACGGTGCAGACGGGCGTTCAGACTGCACCGCCGGAAATTACACAGCCGATGCAGGAAAACGCGCAGGCGGCGGCACAGCAGGCGGACATTAACCCCAAGCTGACAAAAGCGGAAGTGAATGCGGAAAGCTCGGTGGGTGCGGCGGAAACCGGATTTGACCCGTATTCCAAGATGGTCAATGATTACGGCGCGATTCCGGAGGGCATGAACCCGGCACGCATGGTGGATGTGCCGCAAAGTACGGACGGCACGGACAAAGTAAGCAATGTTGCAAGAACGATCATGGAAAGCGGCGTGACACCTGACAGCCTCATTCCGGCACTGGAAAACCACGTCGCAGAGGGTTTGTTTTCACATGATGTGAAGTCGCTGAAAAAAACGCTCAGCGGTGCGACGAAAACCATTCAGAAGAAGGGATGGCAGGGCGCGTTTGACCAGTGGGAGGAAGTGACGGACGGCCGCAGAGCCGTTACGGACGATGATATTGCACTCGGTCAGATGATGTATACGGCGGCGGTCGAAGCGGGCGACACGCAGACGGCAATGAAGCTCGCGGGTGACCTTGCGGTGCAGGGCACGGCACTCGGACGCGGTGTAAATGCGTTTAAGCTGCTCAAAAAGACCACGCCGGAAGGTCAGCTTTACTACTTGCAGAAGGCTGTACAGAAGATTCAGCAGGAGTATCAGTCGCGGTTTGACAAGCAGGCGGGAAAGGCTGCGAAAAAGCAGGGTGTCCCGGCGGAAGATATTGCGGACCAGTATGGCCTCAAGCTGAACGAGGATTTGGTGCAGGAGTTTCTGAACGCGGAGACGCAGGAAGCACGCGACGCGGTTGTAGACAAGATTTACAATGACGTTGCGCAGCAGATTCCTAAGACGGCAGGCGACAGACTGAACGCATGGCGCTATTTTGCGATGCTCGGCAATCCGAGAACACATATCCGCAACATTATGGGCAACGTAGCCTCTGCGGCGGCGCTCGATACCAGTCACAAGGTTTCGGCAGTAGGTCAGAAGTTTTTGCCAAAGGAAAAGCGAACCCGTGCGCTGCATACAAGCAAGGCGGCAAAGCAGTTTGCCAAGGCGGACTATGCAAACGTCGAGACGGAACTCAGCGGCAATGCCTACAAAACCGAAATGAGCGAAATCAAGCAGCGGCAGAAGCTGTTTCCGAAGCCGCTGCAAAAGGTGATGGACGCGAACACATGGGCGCTTGACGCGGAAGATCAGGTTTTTAAGAAGAAATCCTACATTGACAGCATGGGTAACTTCCTGACGGCGCGCGGCTGGGACGTAAACAACCTCACGGAAGCACAGCTGAACGAGGCGCGTCAGCACGCGATTCAGGACGCGAAGATTGCAACGTTTCAGGATGCGTCGGCACTGGCGGACACGCTCAGCCGACTGGAAAAGAAGAACAAGGCAACAGAAGTTATTATCGGCTCACTTGTGCCGTTCAAACGCACGCCAATCAACGTTGCAAAACGCTCGTTTGAGCTGTCACCGGTCGGTCTGCTGAAAGCAATCACTTATGACGCGGTACAGGTCAAGAAGGGCAATATGGACGCAACGAAGATGATCGACCATATCGGACAGGGTCTCACCGGTTCGGGCGTTGCGGCGCTCGGCGCGTTCCTTGCAGCGCAAGGTTTGTTCTCTGCAGGCTCGAGCGACGACGACAAGGAAGCAAACTTTGATGCGGGCATGGGTCAGCAGGAGTATGCAATCAACATCGGTGGCAAGTCGTACACGATTGACTGGGCGTCTCCGGCTGTTGTGCCGCTTGCGATGGGCGGCGAGCTGTATGAAGCACTGAACCAGAAGTACGACGACGAGGAAACCGCGTTCAATCAGGCAATGGCAACGGTCAGCCGCATGTTCGACCCGATGCTCAATATGACGATGCTGTCTGGCATTGGCTCGACGGTTACGAGCGCGGCATACAGCAAGAGCAATCCGTTGTTTGGCATTGCAAGCAACGTTGCAACCAACTTTGGCGGTCAGTTCGTGCCGACGCTGTTCGGTCAGGTTGCGCGGACGGTGGACAACACGCGCAGAACCACCTATGCGGACAAGAACAGTCCTGTTCCGTCGAGCGTGCAGAAGTTCTTGCAGCGGCAGGCGAACAAAATTCCGGGACTGTCGCAGTATCAGCCTGCATATACGGATGTTTGGGGCAGAGAACAGAAGAACGGACCGGACAACGTGTTCGCACGCGCGGCGTACAACTTCTTCTCGCCGGGCTATCTGGCGGATGCAAAGGGCACACAGGCAGAAAAGACGCTCAAAGAGCTGTATCAGGCAACCGGCGACAACTCTGTTTTGCCAAGCAAGCCGCAGAAGTATTACAAGGCTGAGGACGGCACGAAGAAGTTCCTCACCGCGCAGGAATATTCCACACTGACAAGCCAGAGCGGTAAAATCTCGTTGGATGCAATCGACAAGCTGACAAAATCCGAGGCGTACAAGCAAATGTCGAACGATGAGAGAATCGAAGCGGTTGCGGATATTTACAAGTATGCCAAGGCGATTGCGGCAAACAAGGTATACAAGAAGGAACTGGACGGCACAACGAAGATTGTAAGCGAAAGCGGCATTGAGCCGGGTTTGTACTACGCCTACAAGGAGATGGAGGACAGCCTGAACAACGATATGGAGGGCTGGGAAGCACGAGACCAGGTATTCAGTGCAATCAAGGCTGACAGCTCACTTTCCGATCAGGAGAAGAACGGCCTGTATCACTCGCTGCTTATCAAGGGTACGTCGCAGAGCCAGTGGGATAAGTATACCGAAATCAGCGGCAAGGTGACGGCTGAGGAATACGTCGATGCAATGATTCAGAAGCAGGCGATCACCAAGGAAGGTGAGGATATCGAGAAGGGACGCGCTTCTTTGGAGGCTACGGAGTTTTCGCGTTATCTCGATGCCAAGGGATACAGCGCAGAGAAGAGAGAAGCTCTTGAAAACACGTTCAAATTTTATAGCATGGTCAAGGCAGACCCGGCTAATTAGACTTTTGAT